GTGAGAAATACGCCCAAGACGATGCGACGATCCTCGACTACGACACATTGCGAGTTGAGATCGGGTGCGCACTTGATCGCATCAGGGCCAGCCTCGCAACAGAAGGCGTTTCTGACGGAGCTGAGTGACAACGCTGTTGCCGGACTGCCGTATCTGTTCGATTTCTGGGCGATGGCGCATCAGGTTCCCCCCGATGGTGACTGGCGGGCATGGGTTGTGCTGGGTGGTCGTGGGGCGGGCAAGACACGGGCGGGTGCCGAGTGGGTCCGGGCGATGGCAGAGGGGCCCAGACCGCTAATCCGTGGCCGTGCACGGCGGATTGCGATCATCGGTGAGACCTACGATCAGGCACGCGAGGTCATGGTCATGGGGGATAGCGGTATCGTCGCTTGTTCCCCTGATGACCGGGGGCCAGAGTGGATTGCGGGGCGCAAACTGTTGCGCTGGCCAAACGGGGCCGAAGCGCAGGTGTTTTCGGCGTTCGACCCAGAAGCGCTGCGCGGTCCGCAATTCGATGCCGTCTGGGCCGATGAAGTTGCCAAATGGAAAAACGGCAGTGCCACCTGGGACATGGTGGAATTTGGTCTGCGGCTTGGGTCTTGCCCGCGGGCGGTGGTCACGACGACGCCGCGAAATGCGCCGGTGCTGAAAGAAATGCTGGCTCGGTCCAGTACCGTGGTTACCCACGCGACGACGTTTGACAATGCGGCGAACCTCGCGCCGTCGTTTCTGGCAGAGGTCCGGCGACGCTATGGCGGCACACGGCTAGGGCGTCAGGAGTTGGACGGCATATTGCTGGATGATGCCGAGGGCGCGCTGTGGACAACGGCGCAGCTGGACGGGCTGATCCGCAAGGACATTGAAAGTCTGGAACGCATTGTCGTTGCCGTCGATCCACCGGTCACTGGACACAAGGGGTCTGATGCCTGCGGGATCATCGTGGCTGGTGTCGTCTGCAAGGGGCCACCGCATGCCTGGCGCGGCTATGTGCTGGAGGATGCCAGTGTCCAGGCAGCGCGACCGCTGGATTGGGCCAAGGCTGCTGTTGCGGCCTACCGTCGGCATGGCGCGGACCGGCTGGTGGCCGAGGTCAATTAGGGGGGCGATATGGTCGAAACCATCGTGCGCCAGATTGATCCGCTGATTTCCTACCGCGGTGTGAATGCCCGTCGGGGCAAGATCGCAAGGGCTGAACCGGTGGCCGCGCTCTATGAGCAGATGCGCATCAAGCATGCGCGCGGGTTGGGTGAACTGGAAGACCAGATGTGTCTTATGACGCGGGCTGGTTTCGTGGGGCAGGGATCGCCGGACCGCGTCGATGCGCTGGTGTGGGCCATGCACGAGCTGATGATCGCACCGGCCAAGGCATGGCAGGCGCCGCGCCTGCGTCGGTTGTGAGGTGTTGCGCAGACAGCGCGCAATGCAATCGGTACTTGGCAAGGTTTCGGGTTCAGAACGTTTTGCAAGGACAGTCAGTCGGCCCCCGAGGAGTGCGAGATGTTTGAATTCTGGAACAAGGCGGCCAAGCCTGCGACCACCGAGGTCAAGGCCTCGGCCACGGGGAAGGTCGCCAGCTGGGCGACGCAGGGTCGTGTTGCCTGGAGCGCACGGGACAACGCATCGCTGACCCGGGCGGGATTTGCGTCGAACCCGATCGGTTTTCGCGCGGTCAAACTGATTGCAGAAGCCGCTGCCGCACTGCCGCTGGTCACGCAGGACCGCCTGCAACGCTACGACACCCATCCCGTGCAGACGCTGATCAATCGCCCCAACGCAGCACAGGGGCGGGCCGAGTTGCTGGAGGCGCTCTATGGTCAGTTGTTGTTGACGGGGGATGCCTATCTGGAGGCGGTGGGAGACGGTGGGCTGCCGGTCGAACTGCATGTCTTGCGGTCGGATCGCATGCGTCTGGTGCCGGGGGGCAATGGCTGGGCCGAGGCCTATGAATATGCAGTCGGTGCCAACAAGCACAGGTTTGCCGTCGGGCCCGAAGGATCGGCGATCTGCCATATCAAGAGTTTTCACCCGCAGGACGACCACTATGGTTTCAGTCCGATGCAGGCGGCCGCCAATGCCATTGATGTCCACAACGCGGCCTCTGCCTGGTCCAAGGCCCTGCTGGATAACGCGGCGCGTCCGTCCGGTGCCATCGTCTACAAGGGCGGAGACGGCCAGTCGCAGCTGAGCCCGGATCAGTACAACCGGTTGGTCGACGAGATGGAGCATCAGCATCAGGGCGCGCGCAACGCGGGCAGGCCGATGTTGCTGGAAGGCGGGCTGGACTGGAAGCCGATGGGATTTTCCCCGTCCGACATGGAATTCCAAAAGACCAAGGAGGCCGCCGCGCGCGAGATATCGGTCGCGTTTGGCGTGCCACCCATGCTGCTGGGCATTCCGGGCGATGCGACCTATGCCAATTATCAAGAGGCCAATCGTGCCTTTTATCGGTTGACGGTTCTGCCATTGGCGATGCGGGTGACGAGTGCCATTGCCGACTGGCTGTCGGATTTTACGGCGGAACGGTTGGATTTGCGGCCCGATCTGGATCAGGTGCCTGCACTGGCCGCCGAACGCGATGCCCAGTGGCGGCGGGTCACGGAGGCCGCATTCCTGACCAACGCTGAAAAACGCAGTCTCTTGGGGTTGCCCGCGCAGGATGTCGAATGATGCCGGACAAGGTCGTCACGCTGAAGAACCGCGTCGTTCAACCCGTTTTGCCGCAGGCGGCGGATGTCTGGCACGCGCAAATCAACCAGCGTCTGGCTGCAATCGAGCGGATGCTGCGCCGGTTGGAATGGCAGATCTGGGCGCTGTGCTGTGGTGCAATGGCCGTGCTGGGTCTGCACGTGGCGCAATTCCTGCCGGTCCATTGAAACAGCCCCCTGAAAGGGAGAAACGAATGACACTGGAACACAAATTCTGCCCGCCGCAAGCCAGGCTGGAGGTGGCGGACGGTTGCGAGATTTCGGGATATGCATCCTTGTTCGAACAAGCGGACCAAGGTGGCGACCGTGTCTTGCGTGGTGCCTATCGTGCCTCCTTGGAAAAGGTCGCAGCCTCGGGGAACCGGATCAAGATGCTGTGGCAACACGACCCGATGCAGCCGATTGGCGTCTGGGACGAGATCCGGGAGGACGCGCACGGGCTGCACGTCAAGGGACGCATCCTGCGGGACGTGGCCCGCGGGCGCGAGGCTGCTGCGTTGATTGATGCGGGTGCCATTGACGGGCTGTCGATCGGTTATCGCACGGTGAGGGCCAGCAAGACGGCGGACGGCGGTCGGAACCTGGCCGAGCTGGAGTTGTGGGAGGTATCCCTTGTGACCTTTCCGATGCTGCAGGACGCACGCGTTGGCGCAAAATCCGACGATCCCGCCGACACAACGTTGCGCGTGCTGACGACCCTCTTTGTCGACGCGCGTGAGGCGCTGCGCCGGGACTGATCCCGGCCCAGACACTGACCAGAAAGGACCAGACATGGACAAAACCGAGGTGTTGCCTCGGACCGGGAAAGATCTGTCTCCGGCCGAGGACCTGCGGATCGCGATTGGCGATTTCGTGGCGGAATTCAAAACCTTTTCAACCGGCGTTCACGCCACTTTGCAAAAACAGGAAGACCGTATGAACAAGCTTGATCGCAAATCAATGATGGCACAGCGGCCGGCACTGGCAATGGCTGCGGCAGAGGACGCGCCGCATCAAAAGGCCTTTGCCGCGTATCTGCGGTCCGGGGACGATGACGGGTTGCGCGGTCTGACACTGGAAGGAAAGGGCATGAGCACTGCCGTTGCTGCCGACGGTGGCTATCTGGTGGACCCGCAGACAGCCGACACGATCCGGAGCACGCTGAGCGCGACAGCCTCGATCCGTGCGATCGCCAATATCGTGAATGTCGATGCCACCTCGTTTGATGTGTTGATCGATCACACCGAGATGGGGGCGGGTTGGGCCACCGAGAGTGACCCAACAACCGAGACCGACGCGCCGCAGATCGATCGCATCACCATTCCGTTGCACGAGCTGTCGGCCTTGCCCAAGGCATCGCAACGTCTGCTGGATGACAGCGCCTTTGATATCGAGGGCTGGCTGGCGCAGCGTATCGCGGACAAGTTCGCACGGTCCTAGGCGGCCGCCTTTGTCAACGGTGACGGGATCGATAAACCGCGTGGCATCCTGGCCTATCCGTCGGTCGACAACGTGCTGTGGCAGTGGGGCAACCTGGGGTATGTGCCGACCGGCGTTGACGGTTCGCTGGGCGATGCGGATGCGATCATCGACCTGGTCTATGCTTTGGGTGCCGAATACCGTGCGGGCGCTGCGTTCGTGATGAATTCGCGCACGGCGGGCATGGTGCGCAAGCTGAAGGACGCGGATGGGCGTTTCCTGTGGTCCGACGGTTTGGCCAGCGGCGAGCCGGCCCGCCTGATGGGCTATCCTGTCCTGATTGCTGAGGACATGCCGGATGCCGGCAGTGGTGCGACGCCAATCGCGTTCGGCGATTTCGGCGCTGGCTATACCGTGGCGGAACGTCCCGACCTGCGCGTGCTGCGCGACCCGTTTTCGGCCAAACCGCATGTGCTGTTCTACGCCACCAAGCGCGTGGGGGGCGGTGTGAGTGATTTTGCCGCGATCAAGCTGCTGAAGTTCGCCACCAGCTGATCCTGACGGTGCGACGGCCTGCGTCGTCGCACCGGCCTCGGGCGCGTTTCAGATCCTGCCTGCGCCGCGTCCCGACCCAAATCCATGATGCGCCAGATGATGACCGGAGACCCATCCATGATGTTAGTCGAGTTGACCAGCGTGCCCACGGCCTCACTGCCGATTGCGGCCCTCAAGGCGCATCTGCGGCTGGGGTCGGGGTTTGAGAATGACGATGCCCACGACACGGATCTGGAAACCTATCTGCGTGCGGCCCTTGCGGCCATTGAAGCGCGCACCGGAAAGATATTGATCGAGCGTGAATTCCGTTGGGAGTTGCATGAATGGCGTGATCAAGTGCGCCAGCCTCTGCCGTTGGCACCCGTCAATGCAATCGTCAGCGTCACCAGATCTGGGGTTGCGACTCCACCCGAGGAGGTGGCGCGCACGCGATATGCGCTGGCGAGTGATTTGCAGCGTCCGACCTTGTATGCGACCGGGGCGGCCTTGCCACGGGTGCCGCTCGGCGGCCGGATTGAAGTTGTTCTGATGGCGGGATTCGGGCCGGAATGGACGGACCTGCCCGCGGATCTGGCTCAGGCCGTCATGCTGCTGGCAGCGCATTTCTACGAATACCGGATCGGTGGCGATGCGCGTGACACGTCTTTGCCGCAGGGTGTTGCGGCGCTGATTGAACGCTATCGCACTGTCCGGCTCTTCATGGGGGGGCGGACATGAAGCCGCCTGTTCTGAACCGTGCGCTGACATTGGAAGCACCTGTCGCCCTGCCGGACGGATCTGGCGGGACGGTGACGGACTGGGCCGCGCGGGGCCTATTGTGGGCGGACATCAAGGCGGGTTCCGGCGGTGTACGGTTTCAGGGTGAAGCGCGGCTGAGCCGTGTGCCCCTGACCATCACGGTCCGCGCCGCTGCCGTGGGTGACGCTGCACGCCCCGTGGCTGGGCAGCGGTTTCGCGAGGGGGCACGGATATTCGCCATTCTGGCGGTGACGGAACGCGATGGCGCGGGGCGCTATCTGACGTGCCGCGCCCAAGAGGAGGTCGCGGCATGAGTTATGCAATGTCGCTGGCGCTGCAACAGGCCGTCTATCACCGCCTGTCAGCGGACCCTGAACTAACCGCGCTGGTCGGTGGAGATGTCTACGACAATGTGCCCGAAGGTGTGCTGCCGGATCTCTATGTTGTTCTGGGGGCTGAAAAGGTGCGTGATGCCTCTGATGCCGGTGGGGCGGGTGCGATCCATGAATTCACCGTGTCCGTGCTGACGCAGGCGGCAGGTTTTGCGCGTGCAAAGGCAGCCGCCGCCGCTGTGAGCGACGCGGTGACAGGTCATGACCTGGTCCTGAGCCGGGGGCGCGTGCTGGGACTGCGGTTTCACAAGGCCGCTGCCGCGCGGATCGGAACAGCCGACCGCAGGCGGATCGATCTGATTTTTCATGCGCGGCTGTCAGACGACTGACAACGCAAATTTCACAACAAGGAGCAACGACATGGCAGCCCAAAGTGGTAAGGACCTGTTGGTCAAGGTGGACATGAGCGGCGACGGCACGTTCGAGAGTGCCGCGGGCCTGCGTGCGACACGCATCAGTTTCAACGCAGAGGCCGTCGATGTGACCTCTTTGGAAAGCGAAGGGGGTTGGCGCGAATTGCTGGCCGGTGCAGGGGTCAAGACCGCCGCGATCAGCGGGTCGGGCATTTTCCGCGATGCGGCCACGGACGAACGTATGCGCCAGGTGTTTTTCGCGGGTGAAACCCCTGCATTCCAGGTTGTCATTCCCGATTTCGGCGTGGTCGAAGGACCTTTTCAGATCAGCTCCATCGAATATGCAGGCACCTTTGACGGCGAAGCGACGTATGAAATGTCGCTGTCGAGTGCGGGTCAGCTGAGCTTTGCCGCGGCATGATGATCAATCCCCACGCCGGTGAGGTGGCGGTGACGATCGACGGGATACCACATCGCGCGAAACTGACACTGGGTGCGCTGGCCGCGCTGGAGGCAGAGCTGGACGAGGGCACCTTGATCACGCTCGTCGAGCGGTTCGAAAGCGGGCGCTATCGGGGGCGCGATGTTCTGGCCTTGATCGTGGCCGGGCTGCGTGGAGGTGGCTGGCGCGGACAGGCTGATGACCTGCTGAGTGCTGATATTGCAGGCGGACCTGTGGGGGCCGCGACTGTCGCGGCCCAGTTGCTGGCACGCGCCTTTGCGCCGCCGTCATGACGCGATTGGATTGGGCGGCATTGATGCGTGCGGGGATGTGCCAGCTGGGATTGGCGCCCGACGCATTCTGGCGACTGACCCCGGCAGAGCTGTCGCTGATGCTGGGCCTGGCTGACGTACAGCGGCCGATGGGACGCAGTGGCCTGGATGCGCTGTTGGCGGCATTTCCTGACGAGACCGAAAGTGAAGGTGAGGATGACTGAATTAAATCAGATCGACGGGCTGGAGGCCGATGTCGATGCGCTGGAACGCAGCCTTGGAGATGCGAGCACGATGGCACGGACCTTTTACCAGACGTTGCGCGGCATGCAGGGGACGCTGGGCGAAACAACGCGTGATCTGGGAAATCTGACGACCGGTTTCTCGCAGGGATTGCGGCGTGCATTTGATGGCGTTGTCTTTGACGGGCTCAAGCTGTCGGACGCACTGAAGGGTGTCGCGCAGTCCATGATCGACACGTCCTATGCTGCCGCAATCAATCCCGTGATGAAACATGCCGGGGGGCTGCTGTCGGACGGGGTCAATGCAGCGGTGTCCGGTCTAATGCCATTCGCGCAGGGTGGCGCATTCAGCCAGGGCCGCGTGATGCCCTTTGCCAAGGGCGGTGTCGTCAGTGGTGCGACGCGGTTTCCGATGCGCGGTGGCACGGGCCTGATGGGTGAGGCCGGACCAGAGGCCATCATGCCACTGACCCGTGGCGCAGACGGGAGTCTGGGCGTACGTGCATCCGGTGGCGGCCATGTCAGCGTCACCATGAACATCACGACCCCTGACGTGCAGGGATTCCAGCGCAGTCAAAGCCAGATCGCAGCACAGATGAGCCGCATGCTGGGGGCTGGCAACCGCAACCGTTGAGGAGACAGGCGCATGGCCTTTCACGACATACGTTTTCCCGCCAACCTGAGTTTTGGTGCGATGGGTGGGCCGGAGCGGCGCACCGACATTGTGACACTCGCCAACGGTTTCGAAGAGCGATCGTCGCCCTGGAAACATGCGCGCAGGCGATATGATGCGGGGATGGGGTTGCGGTCTCTGGACGATATCGAACAGTTGATCGCATTCTTTGAGGCGCGTGAAGGTCAGCTGCACGCGTTTCGCTGGAAAGACTGGGCCGATTTCAAGTCCAGTCTGCCGTCACAGCGCATCACGCCGCTGGATCAGTTGATCGCGATGGGTGACGACCGGACCTATGCGATCCAACTGGTCAAAGGCTATGCCTCTGGTGAGCAAACATATCTGCGGCCCATCGCGAAACCTGTTGCTGGAACCGTGCGGGTCGCTGTGGGTGGGGACGAAGTGCAGGAAGGTGTCGATTTCGATGTCGATCTCACGACCGGTATCCTGACCTTTCGCGATGCACCTGATCTCGGCGCCGAGGTACGTGCCGGTTTCGAATTTGATGTTGCGGTGCGGTTCGACACTGACAGGATCGAAACCGCAGTATCCCATTTTCAGGCGGGTCAGGCCCCCAGCGTACCCGTGGTCGAGGTGCGGCTATGAGCGCGTCCGAGCTGTTTGCGCATCTGGCGACCGGATCGGCCCATGTTTGCCAAGCTTGGTCGATCACGCGCAAGGACGGGCGCACCTATGGATTTACCGATCACGATTGCGATCTGACTTTCGACGATATTCTGTTTCACGCCAATAGCGGGTTGAGCGCGCGCACCCTTGCGACAAGCACGGGCCTGAGTGTCGACAATTCAGAGGCAGTGGGGTTGCTGCAATCGGACATGATCCGGGATGCGGATATCGTGGCGGGCCGCCTGGACGGTGCGGAGATTACACACTGGCTGGTACGATGGGACAAGGTGACGGAACGCGCCATCCGGTTCCGGGGTGAGATCGGGGAAATCACCCGCGAAGGCGGGCAATTCAAAGTCGCACTGCGCGGGCTGGCAGAGCGGCTGAACCAGCCCATCGGACGCAGTTTTCTGCGCAGCTGTGCCGCGGTCCTGGGTGACGGGGCCTGCGGTGTCGATCTGGCCGATGACAGGTTGCACAAGGACCGCAGGATCGACGCGGTGACCGATGGCGCGACATTGACAGTGGTGGCCAGCGGCGTGGACGATCATTGGTTCACCAATGGGTTCATCCAGGTGCTGGACGGTGCCGGGATCGGCCTGACCGCAGTCATCAAGGACCATCGTGCGGAAGGAAGCCGGCAACACATTCGACTGTGGGACGCGTTGCGCGCCGATGTCGTGGCCGGTGATCGGGTGCGTCTGATCGCCGGATGCGACAAGCGTGCCGAGACCTGTCGGGAGAAGTTTGCGAACCTCGTGAACTTTCAGGGGTTCCCGGACATGCCGGGTGACGATTGGCTGATGGCCGTGCCGCGCGCCGATGGTGACACGGATGGCGGGAGCCTGGTGCGATGAGCCGTGCGGTAGAGATCGCCCGAGGCTGGATCGGTACACCCTATGTGCATCAGGCATCGGCGCTGGGCTATGGGTGCGACTGCCTGGGATTGGTGCGCGGGGTCTGGCGGACACTCTATGGCAAAGAGCCGGAGATCGTGCCGCGCTATTCGTCAGACTGGGCCGAACCGCAGGGCGTCGAGCAATTGTTGCAAGCCGCTGCCAGGCATCTGACCCCGGCGGACCATCTGTCGATTGCAGCAGGTCAGGTTCTGTTGTTCCGCATGCGTGATGGCGCAATGGCAAAGCACCTGGGCATCGTCGCGCAGGTTGGTGAGTGTCCGACCTTTATCCACGCCTACAGCGGTCACGCCGTGACTGAAAGTCCGTTGTCTGCCCCCTGGCAGCGCCGGATTGCGGCGCGTTTCGCATTCAACAAAGGATAA